ACTTCACGGCAATCGGCGCTTCAGCTAATAATATTGGCGTAAAATTTACGGCAACAGGGGCTGGCGCTGGAACTGGAACAGCTACTGATGATGCGGCTGTTTCAAACTTAGAGCCGAATGCTGACCCTAATACGACAGTATTTGCTACAGTCGGTAGGGTTGAATGGGCAGACGTTTCTGGATCTACCAATGCACCAGCAGATAATGCGACCGTAGGGGCACAGATATCTGTCAACTTGTACGACGCCGATGGTTCTACAGTGATGAACCAAGATGACGTCAAAAATTCAGTCTTGGCTCAAGAAATCTTACAAATCGAAGTCGAGTCTGGCGAAGTCTTAGACCTAGAAACAGGTCAAGACGTAGACATCCAGAATCTTGGTGATGTGGCGATCTACGTTAGCGATTCTAATCAGACTTTAAACAGTTCAATTAATACAGTCGCGCAGAATCTATCGGCACTTGAAGATACTATCGTTGATTTGACCAGCGGCGTTTCAGATATCTACATCCAAGCCAATGAGCCAGTCGCGGGTGTTGGCGGTATTCCAGATCCTATACCTACGTTTTCACGCTGGTATGACTCAGACGATCAGAATCATCCATATTATTGGACGGGATCGGCATGGGCATCTTTAAAGGATGCTCAGATTGCTCAGAACGCAACCGCGATTACGAATCTTCAAACATCTTTAGCAACGACCAACTCAAATGTTAGCAGTAATGCCAGCGCTATATCGGTATTAGATGCAACGACGGTTTCACAGGGTAACTCTATAACGTCAATCACATCGGACGTGACTGCGCTAGAAACGACTGTCAACGATGCTTCAACGGGTGTTGCGGCTAATGCAACAGGATTGTCAAATCTGACGACTAGGGTCACGGCTGCTGAAGGGTCAATTACGACTAATGCTTCAGACATTACGACTTTGCAAACAGATGTTACTGCTGCTGAAGGAAATATCACCACAAACGCCACGGCTATATCGGGACTCGATACGCGAGTAACAACCGCTGAAGGCACTATTACAACGCAGTCGTCTGATATTACTGCCCTTGAATCAACGGTCAACGATGGCACTACAGGTGTTGCTGCGAACGCATCAGGTCTTTCAGCACTGACGACACGGGTTACAACGGCTGAAGGTGCTATCACAACCAATTCATCGGCTGTTACCACATTAAACGCGACATATACAGAAGACCTTCATTTTAGGACTGAAGTAGAAGATGAAAGTGATGATTTAATAGACCTAGAGACTTCTGGGACAGTACAGTTACAAGATTTGACTGACTTTGTTGCGGGTTCATCAAGTGCAATAGACGCTTTAACGGTTCAGACTTACGTCAATGAAAACAGCATTCAAACGCAAGCTATTCAGATTACCGCATTAGAATCTACAGTAAACGATCCGACAAACGGCGTGGTCGCTACCGCAGGGGCATTGTCCAGTCTTAGCACAGAAGTTAGCGTGATTGACGGGGTGGTTACTTCAACGGCTCAAGATTTATCATCATTAACCACAACAGTGGGTCAAAATACTGCAAGCATCACGACGCAAGCCACTTCTATCAACGGGGTCGAGGCTAATTACTCAGTCAAGATAGATAACAATAATCGCATCACTGGGTTTGGATTGTTGTCTACGACTGCTGGAGCAACGCCCTTTTCTGAATTTGCGGTCGTCGCTGACCAGTTCTCAATCGTTAGTCCTGAATCTACTGCTGACACACCAATTCAGCCTTTTACGGTTACAGCAGATAAGATTTATTTTGGTGCTGATGTAGTCGTTTCGGGTGATTTAATTTCTACTGGCACGATTTCAGCAGACAGACTACAGATAGACAACGTGATGTTTGACACTGAGACAGTCGGCGGTGTCACAAGTCTTATCATCAAAGCAAGTGGTGTGAATACAAGTCAAATTGCAGAATCTGCGATTACCACCGCAAGGCTTTCTAATGACGCAGTAACGGTAGATAAATTTGCTAACACGCTTGAATCTACAAACTACAGCGCAGGGGCTGCTGGTTGGAGATTAACGACAGATGGAGATTTTGAAGCTGGTGCTGGTACGTTTAGAGGTGCGATAACAGCGACTAGCGGAGCTTTTGACGGGGCTGTCAGCGTTGGGACAACTGGCGCTTTCTACGGCGGCACGATGAACGCGTTTAACGACGGTTTAGGATTCTTCTTAGGCTATGACACTGGCGCTTATAAGTTAAGCATAGGCGATTCGTCTACGGGCAAGTCTTTGACATGGGATGGGGATAAATTAAACGTAGCTGCAAATGCTGTTAGTTTCACTACAGGCGGCGCTCCAACTTATGATTCTAATTCTAGGGTTCCGATATCTGTTAGAAGTTCTGTTTTAGACCTAACAAGCAATACTGACTATGTGTTCTTCGACAATCAGTTTGACCAAAACCTAACTTTATACGCTTCATTCTATGCTGGGCCTTTAACTTCTGGCGTTATATCCGGTGAGACAAACGCGCAAAACGCAATCATGTCGCAACTGTCTTTACAAATTCAGTATGCGGAAAACGTAGGCGGTAGCCCAAGCACTTGGCAGAATTTTGGTTCGGCAGCTTTATCTAGCAAGAAATTTACTTCTACTCAGTTAAATAGCAATTACTACGTCAAAGTCACTGACTTGGGTAGTGGGAATTATCGCGCAGACCTAGCAACAGCATCGCAAGCAGCAGCAGATTTCACTGGTATCGGTTATTCCGATTACGCTTACGGGATTACAGACGAAGACTATTACATGACTGAACAGGTCACGGTCTACGGATTTCCTAAAGGCGAGTATTTCATCAGAATTGTAGTAACGGTCACGGACGGAAGTTATACGCCTTATCCGTCAACTGGTAGTCCTTCTTTGACTAATACTAGAAGATTGTCAATCAATAATGCGTTGACGTACACCGACTCAGATCATGGTCTGTCAGCGGTTGCAAAAGGAAATCCGCAGACTTATTTCACTGGACTGTTCAACAATACTCTGATTGACGGTGGCAGTCTGACGATAGCTGTCAATGAAGAAAACGCAACCAGCAACAGATACGGCGGCATCTTCATAGCGGGTCGTGGGGAGACAACTGATCCAAACTCAATACAACCTTTAGGTGGCATCTATTTTTACAATGGCGTTGACGATTTAGGCTCTGGCGCTGGTGATATCGGAAGCCCTAATCATGGCATAACTGTTCCAAAAACAGGCGACAGTTTAAACATAGAAGCTGCTGGTAATGGCATCAAGTTTAACGGCGGTTATGGATCAACTGGCGCGACTATAGATACGAATGGAAACTATTTTGCAGACGGAAATATCACTATTTCGGGAACCGTAAGCCAAGGATCTGACATCCGACTGAAGTCTGATGTTGAAACAATAGATGGAAGTAAAGTTTTTAACATGAGGGGCGTGACTTTCATTAAGAATGGCGAAAAGGGCGCTGGAGTTATAGCTCAAGAGTTACAGGAAATAGCACCAGAGTTGGTAAAAGAAGGTTCAGACGGGATGTTATCCGTAGCGTATGGCGATTTGATCGGCTATTTGATTGAATCAGTTAAGACCTTGAAAGACGAGATTGATCAGATTAAGGCTGACCAATCATAGAATTTGCCGTAAAATGACGGAATAGGAGACGAATAATGTCAAAGATTAGTGAATTATCAGACGGTGGTAGCTTAGTCAGCACAGACTACCTGATTGCTGTCCGTAGCGGTGGAAATGTTAAAGTCAGGATGGATCAAATCAACGTTGACCAAGTAGACCTTGGCGACAATGAATTTATTCGTCTGGGTAACAGCCAAGATTTAACGCTTGTCCATAACGCCAGTAACTCAATTATCAACCAAGCTGGCATTGGTGACTTGCTCATTCAGAAGGCTGGTTCAACCAAATTGACGGTTAATTCCACAGGCATCGACGTTACGGGTACTGTGACCACAACAGGCAACGTCGGGATTGGGACGAGTACAATCACCTCTGGTTTCAAGATGGAAGTCATTGGCGATGCTCGTTTTGGTGACGTAGTTGGCGATGATGCTGTTGAGCTAGGATGGTCTGCAGGCGGGTCGGAAGGCTTCATCCAAGTATACGATAGAGGTGCTTCCGCATTTCGTCCTTTAAATATAAATAACTCATTGAAGGTTGATGCAAGCGGCAATGTCGGCATTGGGACGAGTTCGCCTTCATCAATCGCTAACTATGTAATTTTGGAAACTCAAGGCGACACCACGACTACGGGTGGTATTTACTATTCATCATCAAGTGACAGCTCACAAAAAGCTCACTTTTACATTGGCGGCGGCACTGGCTATTTAGGCACTCAAACCAATCATCCATTGGCGTTTACTACTAACAACACAGAACGCATGCGCATCGATTCCAATGGAGTAATGAGCTTGACTTCCGTTGGCACTGTCGCAGCAAGCGCCATTAATAACCGCAATGTATCAGGCGATGGTGGTTATTACACGCAGCTTGGGTCTAATTGTAGCAATACTTCCTCTTGGTTTATGACTGGTGCAATAACTGGGGTCGGTAATAAATTTTACATTTACGGCAACGGCGATATCGTAAACACTAATAACAGCTACGGCGCTATTTCTGACGAGAAGCTGAAGGAAAACATCGTAGACAGCAGCTCGCAATGGGATGACATCAAGGCCCTTCGCGTTCGCAAGTACAGCATGAAAGCCGACAACCTTGATGCACCTAATATGCTTGGTGTAATTGCTCAAGAAGTTGAAGCTGCTGGCATGGGTGGGCTTGTATATGAAAGTCCCGACATAGACTCAGAACATAACGACCTTGGAACTGTTACCAAACAGGTCAACTACTCCATTCTTTACATGAAAGCGGTTAAGGCTTTGCAAGAAGCAATGGATCGTATTGAAACACTAGAGGCGAAAGTCGCAGCACTAGAATCTTAACAGGAGAATAATATGACAACTTGGACAATCTCAACTTTAGAACGTGAGCTATCAGACGGTGGCGTAGTCGTAGCCCACTGGCGAGCTACTTTAGTAGACGGTGAACACTCAGCTTCTAGCTACGGCACTTGTGGGTTTACACCAGACCCTTCAGACCCTTCATTTGTTGCTTACGACAGCATCACACAGGACATGGCTTTAGGCTGGTGCTGGGATAACGGGGTTGACAAGGACGCGATTGAAGCATCACTTTCTGCTAATATAGAGGCCCAGAAAAACCCAACACAAGCATCAGGTGTCCCGTGGTGAACGAAGAATCAGCTAAGACAGTAATGGATGGTGTCGCCGTTTCAGGCGGCATAGCGTCTTTGGCTGGCTGGCTTCCAGATATTGCGGCTGTCATGACTATTTTGTGGTTGGCGTTACGAATTTACGAATCAACAACCGTACAAGGGATATTAAAAAAGGGAGAGGAAAATGGCGACACTAAAAATTGACGAGACAGAATACGAGATTGACGATTTATCGGAATCGGTAAAAGTCAAAGTTGCAAGAATGCAAGAAATTCAAGCACAGATTAGCAATTTGAACATGCAAGCAAATGAGCTGCAAACTGTATTTCAGGCTTACGTCAATACGATCAAAGAAGAACTGCAACCAGCGGGTGAGCTGGTAGACTAGGATGAAATGGAAGCACTTGACGCAATTGGAACTATCTGGCCGATAGCGTTCGGCTTCGTCACGCTAGTCATTGTGCTTGCAAAAATGCACAGCGATATCGAGCAGATCAAAGAAAAGATCCGCACCTTGTTTGACCTGTTTAACAACAGATTTAAGTAAACATGAAATTTATTTTAATCATCATGATCGGGTCTTGGATAAGCCCCGATCAGATAGAATTTGACACCCTAAAAGAATGTGAGATTGCAGCGAAAAAACTAAACTACGGCAAGATAATAACGGCTTGCGAAGAAAGGAAAAAATAAGTTTATGTATCAATTTCACCCTGAAAGACCAACACCGAACCCGTATTTGGACATCGCTCGGCTAGTCATACCCAATAGCAAAATAGTCCACAAATTTGGCGCTAACTTTGATATTGATCAAGCTACCGATCCTGAAAGCGTGTGGACAGCGGGAGGATTATACCCCTGGTCAGCGTTAGCTACTGCACAAACCATTTACTGTATTAGCACCAGTGTAAGCGACACGGGGACTTTGACAGTCGAAGGATTGGATGAAAATTACAATGAGCAAACCGAATCCGTAACGCTAACAGGAACTAGCGCAGTTTCTACAAGCAATACTTTTATCCGTGTTTTTCGCATGACCTACGGGGACGTTGCGAATGTGGGAACGATCACAGCACGCGTTACAAGCGGCACAGGGACAGTTGTGGCCCAGATTGATGCTACCTATGCCCAAACCCTAATGACCGTTTATACCGTCCCTGCGGGGCACACAGGCTATTTGTCGGCTTTAGACGCAACGATTGATTCAAATAAAAACTGTCAAATCCTTATGTATCACCGACTATTTAGCAACCCTTTTAGAATTGCGCATATAGCAGAATCGTCTGGCCATTATCGCTATGACTATCACGCGCCATTGCGTATACCAGAAAAAACCGATATTGATATCAGAGTTGATAATGTGAGCGGCAACGATTCCAGGGTGACAGCTAACTTCGATATTTTGTTGATTAGGGATTAAACAATGCTGCAATCATTGATCGGCCCAGTCACAGGGTTGCTAGATAAGTTTATAGAGGATAAAGATCAAAAGGCTAGGTTGGCCCATGAAGTCGCTACAATGGCTCAGAATCATGCTCAAGAGCTTGCAAAGGCGCAGTTAGAAGTCAACAAGGTGGAAGCTGCTCATAAGTCGTTATTTGTTAGTGGCTGGCGACCCGCAGTTGGATGGGTTTGTGTTTTGGGCATGTTTGGCAACTTTATTACCATCCCATTCAGCAACTTTGTGCTGGCTTTATTTGGTGTAGAAATAGTTATACCTCTGGTGCCTTTGGAGACTATGATGCCTGTGCTCATGGGTATGCTAGGATTGGGCGCAATGAGAACATACGAAAAGAAAAACAATGTACATAGAAATCAATGACTGCGGCTAGTGCCTTGACGTTCCCCCTCTCCTTCTCTCGTCAATGGGGTGCAATTCCCCAGCAGTCACCAATTTAAACCCAACGTTTTTGTAACCATTTATTCGCATTTAACGCCATCGGCGCTTCTTGCGGACTGCGATTCCTAGACTGCCTGCATTTGCTACAAATCTTAAAATCTCGTCTAACAGCTACGTTACAGAAAGCGCAACGACTTTTAAAATGGGATATCGTCATCGAAATCCTCTATCGGTGGTGTTTCATGATGCGCTGGCTCGGTTTGCTGAGTTTTTTGCTGTGCAAAATTATCAGCGTCTTTAGTATAGAAAATTTTAGCATTGCCGATAATTGGCAGTTGTAATTTTTGCTCTCGTTCTTCTTTACTTAATTGTTCAGAAATAATGCCATTGTCACCATACTGGCTTTGTTCGCTGTCGACAAATACAGTCAGTTTGGCGTAGGTTCCTTTTTTCCCTTGATAAAATCGTGTTTTATCGAGTTTGGTAACATCGATACTGAAATTCAAGCCAATAGTGGCCATTTTACTCTCCTATTTTGTGTTTAAGTTTTTCGACCTTCTCCAATAAAATTTGAAGATTGTCATTTAAGCCTCTTATGTACTCGTCGTTCCTATAGACTGTTACGATAAAAGGCGGCATGGCTGGGTGATATGACATAAAATCCCAACTGTCGGTTTCACACAACCAAATGCACCCTTGGACTTGGGGGTAATAATTGCTTGGGCATTTACCCCCGTCAAAGTACTTAAGGTGATTTTTAGGTGCTGGGCATTTAACTTCCAATCTCATCCGATCAGGCGAGCAGCCTATCGTTTGCTCATCATTAGTCACGAACCCAATCACTTCGGTTTCGGTATCTTTGATCAGCTCGTAAGCCATTACAGCTTCCGCTTCCATCTCAACACCACGGGTCATCCAATCAGTGACAAATACTTCTGATTTTTGACCAGAAATTATTTCCGCTGCCAGTTCTAAGGCGTAATCGTCTAGGCTGCTGCTAACCTTACAAGTGCTAGTGAACACTTTGCCAAAATTGGATGCTGTCGGTACACCAAGGCGCAGCAAATGCCACGCCTCTGTGCCTTGCTCTACATCATGAATAATCATGACGGTATAGACTCCAATAAACGAATCGCCTTGAGCGCCTCTGCGCTGCTAAAATCGTTGATTGACTGGTGCTTTGACTTAATCTTCCGCAAGAGCATTTCTTCATCTCTCTCCTTAGCCACTAAAAGCCCTCTGAGCGTTTCAATCTCTCGCTTGCTTGCAACCCTAAACATTGCTGCTTCGCCGTCATCATCTACTGCGGGAATACCAAAAGCTGCTTGCAATGCGTATCTGCGAGCATAGGTTATGGCTGATCCTGCTGCTTGTGGATCGGGTTTAACCAAAGGCAAGGTGAAACTGTGTTCGAACCATTCGCCGCTTGTGTGCAAGATTCTAGTTAGCACTCCAACGCCGCCATCGTCGCTGTGCGGCATTTGCATAAAACTCAGCCCGTATTTGATTAGGGTTGGCTTTAAGGTTTTGATGATACTTTCCAGATTAGCATAATTGCTATGGAAGAAAGGGTTTTCAGCGCTTTTTACAGCGCCACCAATTTCTGCTTGTGCCTCGCAAAATGCTTTGGCGATATTTTCGATGCTTTCACTATTACGCACTTTTATTCTCCAACCTTTTTTCTATTCTTTGATAAACGGCTTCTAGCTGATCCATAGCCTGATGCAATTTGCGCTCCTCGTAATGAGTGAACTGGTTGTGCATTGCTTGTCGGTATAAACCAGCTTCGATAGCCCGCAGTCGTAAACAACAATCATTAGGCATTAATCTCATTTCGCGTAAATGCTCAATGCTTGCAGTGAAGCCTTTAACGCGTCAGTGTCCAACAAATTGTTGAGATAATCCTCTGTATCTTGTCGATCTTCGTCAGCTTCTTGTGCTTCGCAAAGCTCCAATGAAATCCTGTCAAGCAACTTTACACATTCTTCCAGCAAACCAATATCATCGGCGTCTGAAGGGTAGTAACCCCGCCGCACTTGTATGTGCAAGACTGCGGCATAGTGCTCTAAATCATCCGCTAATTTTTCAATGTCATTCATTTCCTTCTCCATTGTCATAATTGAGGTTTACATCCTATTCTTATTCCTATCTAATGTAAAGCCTTTATTTTACACCTAAAACAATATATGATTTCGCGCAGGAGGTAATTATGAGTCAGGCAACTGGGTTGATTGAAATGCGATTAGCCTATTTTTTAGAACAAAGCGGGATGAGCCAATCACAGCTTGCAAGGGTCGCAGGAGTGTCTCGGCAGCTTGTATACACTTGGCTATGCAAAGAAGGTATGTGGATTTTTTGCACTGAAGACTTTGAGGTAAAACGCATCGAACGGCGCTTTACTAAAAGGGTTTGGAGCGGAGATTAAAAAGGCTCCCGAAGGAGCCAGAGAAAAAAAAGGAGAGGAAATGCGGTCAAACGATACCCCACCTTGGTTTCGATTATACAGCGAGATCATAGACAACTACAAGATCCGATGCTTGGCATTCGAAGACAGATGGCACTATGTAGCTATTTTGGCCTGCAAGAATCAAGGCATAATGAAAGGCAGCGGCGAGTTGCTGGAAAGGGCTTTAAGCGTAAAGCTAGGATTATCACAATCAGAGCTGGACGATTTAAAGAGCCGTTTGCTGGCTGTTAATTTAATTGACGAAAACTTTTGCCCGATTAGTTGGGACGATAGACAGTTTAGATCTGACAGCAGCAAGGAACGAGTCGCTAAGTACAGGGCTAAACTTAAATCAAATAATAATGTAACGGAAAAGAAACGTTACAAGGCTGTTACTGTAACGAGCCAAGATACAGATACAGATACAGATACAGATACAGAGAAAGATAAAATAAAAATTGTTTACAAGCGCATGAATGCGCTGGGTGTAGATACCCCATTATTAAGTGAATACATCAAAACTCGGATGAGATTGAAGGCCACAAACACGGCTCGCGCTTTAGCGACTCTAGCCAACAAAGCGGAGAAGTTAGCAAAGCAGGGCGAAGATATAAAAGAATTAGTCGAGGAGGCAAATAGCAATGGGTGGAAAACAATATACGAGCGGAACAATCGTCAACAACGCCGTCACAGCGCAACGAAGATCGCAACCAGCACAGATTGGTGAGGACTTAGACAAGGCTTACATTAACCAACTTTTCGGGGTAATGCGGCTAAACTACCCGTCATTTCTAAATGACACCTCAGACGCAGACATAGCTTCGACAAAAAAGCTCTGGTGGTCATACCTAAAGCACTATGACCAGGCTTTAGTTCATAAGGCGACGTTAAAGGTCGTTGAGAAGTTCAAAAAGTTTGCGCCAACCTTGGGTGAGTTTAAGGAAATGCTTGAAGATATTAAGCAAGAGCCAGCGCATAGACCAAGCCGAGACACCAAGATTTGTCAAGTTTGTCGATCTTATACGTTTACTCAGCATCATCACGATATCTGTATAACCGGAGTTAAGTCCATTTACGAGGTAACTGATGAGCAAATTGCAGAAGCTAAAAAGATTTTTGCGAGGTTAAAATGAGGAAAAATACTATTGACCTAAACAAAGAACGTTTAAAAGCATTAGCATCGCAAGGCAACATAGGGCCGTTATTAGCATCAGAAATACATTTGGTGCTAAGGGATAGTTCCGATAAAAACAGCTTGTTCAATTTACTGCAAGGAATGGAATTAGAGTATCCGATTGACGTTCTCATAAAAAGAGCAACTAAGGATCGAACATCGGCGCAAAATAACACGCAGCATCAGTGGTATAGAGACGCAGAAGCTCAAGGAGATATGAAGGCATGGGAGTATAAAGCCTATTGTAAACTACACTTTGGCGTCCCTATACTTCGCAGAGACAGCCTAGCTTATCGGCAAAAATACGATTTGATTCTAAAAGGGTTGCCGTATGAGCATAAATTGCAGTTAATGGCTGAGCCGCATCCATATCCTGTTACTTCAGCAATGAATGTAGCGCAAAAAAGTGCTTATCTTGATGAAGTCAGAAATCATTTTGAAGGGTTAGGAATGCAATTAACTGACCCACTACAATGGGAGATAAACAAGTGACATGGCCAAGAAGTGCAAAATTTGCGGGGAAACATTCACGCCAAAATTTACTAGCTTCCAAAAAACGTGTAATGCGACTGAATGCCTTGTCGCGTTTGGCAAGAAAGAAAGAACGAGAATTCAGAAGTCAGAAGTCAGAGAAGCAAAAAGAGACAGATCCTATTGGATGAGGCGGTGTCAAACCGAGTTTAACAAGTTTATACGACAACGAGATCATAAAGACCCTTGCATAAGCTGCCAAAGGCATCATCAAGGCCAATATCATGCTGGTCACTATATGAGCGTTGGAGGCCATTCAGCAATTTTGCGATTTGACGAGCAAAACGCGCATAAGCAGTGCAGCGTTTGCAACAATTACAAAAGTGGCAATTTGGCAGAATATCGGCCAAACTTAATAAAAAAGATAGGTTTAGAGGCGGTGAAGAGGCTAGAGGGGCCGCAAGATCCGAAGAAATACACAATCGACGAGCTGAAAGATTTGCTTTCGATTTATCAGGCGAAAAACAAAGAATGGGTGAAGTCTCAATCCTAGACCGAAATGCTGAAGAAGTCCGCGAAACTTTGCGCGATCTTTTAAAAGATTGTGAATCTGGAGACGTAAGCGGCGCAGTAATTGTTATCGAGCGTCAAGATGGCTTCGATTTGCAAATGCCTGGCACCTTCTCGACAGATCCAGATAGCCTTTCCAGAATCATCGGACGTTTGCAAGTCGCATCAAGTGTTTTCACGCACATGATTTGGTCAGAAGACGATGAATCCTAGAAGCACCGAAGCGCATTTACAGTTTTGCACGACCGACCACCAAAGACAGGTCATAGAGCTGCACATGACTGGTATGCCGCAAAAAGACATAGCAGAAAAACTTGGCAGGCATCCGAAAAGAATTAGCGCCTGCATTTTAGCAGTACATCGGAAGGCTGCACTGTCAGGAATGGCACCAGATTTTAATCTGAATCGCCAGACAGCACCAGGATTTACCACAAAACGGGTCAGCACTGCCTACAACATGGACAACGAAATTGTCCTACAGTGGCACATCCAAGAGCCAGAAAAACAAAAGTTAGAGCAGTTAATCTCAGAATTTGTGGAGGGTTTTAAGGATGAACTCACAGGATTACATGCCCCCACAGACGCGCCTACAAGCACTGATGACGATCTTATGGTTAGCTACATTATTGGGGATCATCACCTTGGGATGCTTGCTCATCACAGCGAAACAATGGGTGACGACTACGACGTCAAGATTAGCCAGACACTTTTGGAAAACGCGATAGATAGACTGGTAGGATCTGCGCCAGCGGGAGAAGTCGGGGTCTTAGTAAACCTAGGCGACTTCATGCACATAAACGACTCTACAAGCTCAACCCCTAGTTCAAAGAATCTATTAGACTCTGACGGACGATATTCAAAGACCATACGCGCTGCCAGTAATGTCATAAAACGTACGGTTTTACGTATGCTTGAGAAGCATAACCAAGTGTGGATCGTGAACGTTAGGGGCAACCATGACCCAGATGCGGCATTATGGCTGAATGAAGTGATGCGTCTGTACTTTGAGGATGATCCACGGGTTAAAGTGTTTGACAACGCTTCCAAGTTTATCTGGTGGCGATGGGGGCGAAATCTAGTCGTGACGCACCATGGAGATCGGATTAAAATGTCCAATCTACACGGGTCAATAGTAAGTAATTTAAGGAAAGAATGGGGCGAGTCAGATCACACCTATGTGTGGACAGGTCACATCCACCACAAGAACCAAGAGGAATTTGGCGGCGCATTGTTCGAAAGTTGGAACATCCTAGCACCCGCAGATGCTTGGCACGCTGGTGCTGGCTATGCCAGTTCTCGAAGTATGACTTGCGTAATCCTCCACAAATCGTTCGGGGAACAGGGAAGATTGAAGGCAAACATTCAGGAGTTGACATGACAGCGCTTGATAGACAGGTCGCGGGAAACCATTACAAAACGATGATGATTCAGCCGCTGGAGTATGCATTAGCAAACGACTTGGGCATCTGCGAACATGCGGTGGTCAAATATATTAGTCGATGGCGTGATAAGGGCGGTGTCGAGGATCTCAGAAAAGCAGCGCACTACATCGAGATCCTCATAGAAAGAGAAACAGCCGTGGACGATAAAATCAATTAGGCATTTCGCGCTGAAGACGATCAAGCAGCCTAATAACGTCTAAAACCTCCATATCATCACATGGGTCAAGATTATCGTAAGTTTCCCGCACTTTAATAAGTGTGAGTAAGGCTAACAAAAGCTCATTCCTAGTTGGTTCCATTGTTCTCTCCTAGTGTTTCACGTGAAACATTATGGTAACTATCTCTGCGGCTGCGAGTCTGAAAAAATCCATCATGCTCGGGGTAGCAGATCATAAACTTCCTAGCGTAATGGCTAATCCAACCGTCGTCGATCTTGTAGGAGTCATCCTTGCCTGAAACCATCGTCTCCCATCGTACGCGATGAAAAACCGCCTTGGCCGAATAGTAGCGTCTGTGGCGTGTAGCAATTAAAGCAAAGTGTGCAAAAGTCTTAAATATGTCTGGATTTTCGCGGTCAAATTGCTGGAAATTTTCTTTGCTCCATTTACCGTTCATTCGCCAGCCTCGCAGTTAGGTTTGAGGTCTTTGTAGTCCGGCCAAAAACCAGAACACACGTTGTAGGTATATTCCGAAGATATGACAACTTCATGCTTAAAATCTTCTGCAGATACCCAAAACATGAGAAGTGCTATGAAAAAAATGATACAAATTTTTTGAAGTCTATTCACTGTAATCTCCGAAAACGTTAGAAAGTGCGATTTGCTTCGCAAGCTCAACTTCTGATACTTGAAACAAATCAGCTAATTGATCTGCGATATCAGAGCATTCATTAGATTTTTGTTTTGTAGGCGCTATGATAGCCAGCTCTAAAGCTAGCACCAAAGCGTCAAAATTATCTGAAAGGTGGTGCGCCATTATTCATCTCCAGAACAAAAAGCGTAGGCAGGAACTTTGAATTCAGAATCAAACATGCCGATTTCGTCAAAGCCGTATAAAACATATCCATCTAAAGGGTTGGTTCCTTTTTCGTAAACCACTAAATCCGCATCTTCAGGCACAGAACCTTTGTAAGTGTAAATGTTATCTACAAAAATAATGTTTTCCATAATAGCCCCCTGCTATTTGTAGTCGTGAATAAAATGGTTGAGACAACCGTTGTATATAGTTGACCATTCGTCGGTAAAGTTGACTCGCTGCTCTGCGAGAATGTGTAACTCTTGGATGGTATAGCGAAATTGTGTATCGCCGTGTGCTTCGTGCGACTCGGTTAATTGTGCTCGCTCGTTGTTGCGAATAAAAGCGTTGACGTTGTGTATGGCTTGTGAGTTGCCATCGGTAAGATATTGAGCTGCGCCTTCTGGGTATCCGTCGTGGTGTATATAGACAGTGTGTGTGCCAGACCACTGGGTTTTGAATTGATAAGTTGCTCTTGTTGCCATTTTTCTCTCCGTTTTTTAGTTGGTAAGCACATCCTAAAAGGTTTTTTTGCTAATGTAAAGAAAAAGTTTTACAGATTATCAAAGAAATATCATGCTCCCATGAGGAGTAAAAAATGCTGTATACTAAGTTGGTCTATGCCAAAAGATTTTAGCAATGATTGAATTGACCAGGTTTGCAATACTGCCAGATCGAACTGTGGGGAAAGCTGTTTATGGGGAACATATTTTTTGGACTATCGAGAAACCTTGGAAAAATAACGAGCCTTTCATATCTTGCATTCCAGAAGGCTACTATCGACTTGGGCGCAGAGATTCGCCACGTTTCGGCCCCAATGTCTGGGAAGTGCTGGAAGTGCCTAATCGTTCTCACATTCTTATTCACGTTGCTAATACTGCTGATGATGTCGTGGGCTGCATTGGGTTTGGGTCAAGCGTATACCCAGATCTTGGCGGGGTGGGAAGCAGTCGTAAAGCGATGAATAAATTTGAGCTGGCGAGCCAAGAACTTGAAGATGAGGAGCTGATAATAAAGCATAGTTTTATTTGTTAATTTTAATATGAATCCATACTTCATTAATGAACCAGCAGTCATAAGTTTCAGTGGAGGCAGAACTTCAGCCTATATGCTTTGGCGGGTCATTCAGGCGCATAATGGGGTTCTTCCTGATTATGTGGTTGTAACATTTGCTAACACAGGCAAAGAATTGCCCGAAACTTTAGATTTTGTTCACGCTTGCGCCGTTAATTGGAATATTCCAATCGTCTGGCTTGAGCGCGTGATTACGAGAAATCCAGAAGGATCCAAGCGTAAATATGCTTACGAAACTGCGGTTGTTAGTTATGAAACTGCATCAAGAAATGGCGAGCCGTTTGAGGCTTTGATAAAAGCAAGGCGATACGCACCAAATCCGGTCGCCAGATTTTGCACTCAAGATTTAAAAATAAAAGCTATTCAACAATACTTGTTTGAAGAATTAAATTTTCCAAAACCTTATTTGTGCTTGATCGGAATCAGAGCAGACGAAGAAAGACGCGCAGTTAAATTGCACAACACTGTTGAAGGTGGCCAAGAAAGATATTTGCCTCTGTACGTTGACGGCATCACTAAAGAAGATATTTATGCGTTTTGGGTTTCACAGAATTTTGATCTAAATCTTCCAAATAACAATGGCACAACTGACTGGGGTAATTGTGACGTGTGTTTTTTGAAAGGATTGAGCAAAAAGTTATCTATAATTGAAGCTAGGCCAGATTTGGCAGACTGGTGGATTAAGCAAGAAAAATCACTTTCTGCTGCGGTTGGTAAAGCAGCTTATTTCAGAAGGGATCAGCCAAGTTATGAACAGTTGAAAATAATTGCCAGTGATCAAGGGTCGCTGTTTAACTTTGATGACGAATCAATACCTTGTTTTTGTGGCGATTAACATAGAGGAGAGAATATGTCAGATTTGGAGGTAAAGTATTTATCGGTTAATGACCTGGTTCCGTATGCCAACAACCCGCGCACGCATAGCGAAAAGCAAGTAACGCAAGTGGCATCAAGCATAAAAGAATTTGGATTTAACAACCCGATATTGCTTGACGAGGGCAAAGGTATTATTGCGGGTCATGGCCGTTTGGCAGCAGCAAAAAAACTTGGTTTGGAGTCCGTCCCGACTATAACACTGAAAGGCTTAACCGAAGCGCAGCGCAAGGCGTATGTGATAGCAGACAACAAGCTCACTGAGAACAGTGAATGGGACTACGACCTTCTGGCCGTGGAGGTAGAACGTCTCAAAGAATTAGATTTTGATCTAGATTTGACGGGCTTCGATGATGACGAGCTAGAAACGTTATTAAAGCCAACGGTTGTTGAGGGATTAACCGACGAAGACGAGGTTCCAGAGCCGCCAGAGAACCCGATAACGAAACTAGGTGATATTTGGATTTTAGGCAATCATCGTGTGATGTGTGGAGACTCCACGAGCTTTGATGATGTCGAAAAGCTGATGGATGGGCGAAAAGCTGATATGTGGCTGACTGACCCACCATATAATGTAAAGTACGTAGGAAAAACAAAAGACGCGTTAACCATTAAAAATGACAGCTTAAGTGATTCGGAGTTCCGTCAATTTTTAACAGATTGTTATACTGTTGCAGACTCAATGATGAAAAGCGGCGCAGTTTTTTATATTTGGCACGCTGACAGCGAGGGTTATAACTTTCGCGGAGCTGCAAAGGATACTGGTTGGCAAGTTCGTCAGTGCTTAATATGGAAAAAACAAACGATGGTTATGGGTCGTCAGGATTATCATTGGAAGCACGAACCTTGCTTATATGGATGGAAAGAAGGAGCTGGTCATCTTTGGGCGGCAGACCGTAAACAAACGACTATACTTGAATTTGATCGTCCATCTAGAAATAAAGAACACCCAACGATGAAGCCTGTTGAACTATTTGCTTATCAAATTTTGAACAATACAAAAGGTTCTGATGCGGTTTTGGATAGCTTTGGTGGAAGTGGAACCACATTGATTGCTTGTGAAAAGCACAACCGCGATAGCTTTTTGATGGAATTAGACCCCAGATACTGCGACGTTATTGTAGACCGATGGCAATCGTTCACAGGTAAAACTGCACAATTAGAGCGTCCTCTGGAGGTTATGAATGGCTAGGCCATTGGCAGAGATTGATTGGGATCAGGTGGATAAACTCTGCGCTATCCACTGCACAGGCGAAGAGCAAGCAGCGGTTCTTGGCGTTGATTACGACACCCTGAACAGGGCTTGCAAGAGAGAGCATAAGGTTAGTTTTGCGGAGTATTTCAAGCAAAAGGCCAGCCACGGCAAAATGAGCCTTAGACGTAAGCAATACACAACCGCAATGGATGGTAATACCACCATGCTGGTATGGCTTGGCAAGAACTGGCTAGGGCAGCGAGATCAGCCAGAATCAGAGCCAGTAGACTTACAGCCAATCGTGATACAAAGAGCCGATGAAGCTGACCAAGCCCCAAGATGACATATTCTTCAATGACTCGCGGTTTAGGGTCGTTGTGGCGGGTCGTCGGTTTGGTAAGACCTTTCTGTCAACCTATGAGCTGTTAAAGCACGCGCTGCAAGGCAAGTCTCGGAACTGTTGGTATGTGGCTCCCACGTATAAGGCCGCGAAGGAGATTGCGTGGAATATGCTGATCGACGCGATACCCGAGGGTTACATGACCAAGAAAAACGAAACGGCGCTCAGTATTGATTTGCGAAACGGTTCAAGCATAGCCTTAAAGGGTGCAGAAAAGCCCGACAATCTGCGAGGGCGAGCGTTAGATTTTTGCGTGTTAGATGAGTTTGCTGATATGCGGCCTGAAGCGTGGCATGAAGTGTTGCGGCCATCGCTATCTGATAGGCGCGGAAGTGCGCTATTTATTGGTACACCCAAAGGCAGAAACCATTTTTACGATCTATGGACTAGGGGTATAGACGGTCAAGAATCATGGAAAGCGTTCCAATATACGACTATTGATGGCGGTAACGTTGACCCTGATGAAATAAAAGCAGCCAAAAATGACCTAGACGAAAGAACATTTCAACAAGAATATGAGGCTCGTTTTGTTAATTACAGCGGGATAATATATTACGCATTTAGCCGAGAGCAGTCAGTCAAAGCATATAAAGCAGAAGCCGATGAACTACATATTGGGATGGACTTTAACGTTGATCCAATGTCAGCGGTTGTCTGTGTCAGAAATGGCGGCACATTGCACGCGATAGATGAAATCGTAATGTATGGCTCAAACACTGACGAGATGGTTGACGAGATACGGCAAAGGTACAAGCAGAAGTCGATAACGATTTACCCCGATCCAGCATCAGCGCAGCGAAAGACTTCAGCGGGTAGCCGCACAGACTTAAACATATTACAAAACGCAGGGTTTCGGGTTAAAGTACGCTCTAAACATCCTGCAATACGTGATAGGATAAACAGCGTCAATAGCCGACTGCTATCTAGTCAGCAAGAGCGACGGTTATTTGTTACGCCAAACTGTAAAAACGTAATAAACAGCTTGGAACGCCAAACGTACAAAGAAGGCACCAGCCAGCCAAATAAAGACGACGGGTTTGATCACATGAATGATGCGCTCGGATACTTAATTGAATACATGTTCCCCATTCGTAAGGAGCATGAAACGCCACAGCCCACGAGGTGGACATGAGATTTCTAGAATACCAGCACCCTGATTATGATATCCACGAAAAGCGTTGGGAATTGTACCTTCGCTCATATTTAGGTGGCGAAGACTATCAGAATGGGTCATATCTGACCGCATACTTGAACGAATCAAAAGACGAATACAGCAGACGGGTAGCATTGACACCTGTCGACAATCATTGTCGCAACATTGTGCATATATATTCGTCGTTTCTGTGGAGGGTTCCACCTGTACGAAACTTTAACGGGCTGACTAACAACCCTGCATTAGAATCATTTGTTGACGATGCCGACTTAGATGGCATGAGCTTCAATAGTTTTATGAAGCAAGCGCAGATCTGGTCATCGGTATATGGTCACGTCTGGATCTTGGTAGATAAACCCCAAAGCAATGCACAAACCCGCGCAGAAGAGTTAGACCAGGATATTCGGCCCTATGTGACTCTATTCACCCCTGAAAACGTGTTCGATTGGAAGTATGAGCGCACCCCTAGCGGACGATTTGAGCTGACTTACTTAAAGCTAAGAGAGTCGATTGACAGGGAAGACGCGACTACCACAGTTAGCTATTACAGGTTGTGGCGTAAAGACATCATTGAGTACTGGAAAGACGACGGCCACGCAGAAACTAAGATCGAAGAAATACCCAACCCTTTAGGCAAGATACCAGCAGCATTTTTACCCGCAGCCCGTAGCGTTGTCAGGGGTATTGGGGTAAGCGATTTAAGCGACGTTGCGCTAATGCAAAAGGCAATCTATCAAGAGCTAAGTGAGATCGAGCAGCTTATTAGGATTAGCAATCACCCGTCTCTTGTTAAAACTTACGACGCAGATGCTAGTGCTGGTGCAGGATCGGTTATCAATCTATCTGAGGACAGCGATGCAGGGCTAAAGCCTTATCTGTTACAACCAAGCGGCCAAAATATTGATTCAATCCGAGAAGCAATCAAGGATAAGGTCGAAGCGATCAACAAGATGGCGCACATGGGCGCAGTGCGAGGCACTGAAGCTCTAACTCAGTCAGGTGTAGCTATGCAGACCGAGTTTCAGATGCTGAATGCTAAGTTATCCGAGAAAGCTGATTTGCTTGAGCTTGCTGAGGAGCATATCTGGGGCTACTTCTGCAACTGGTTAGGAATCACGCCAGATGTGGAAATTTTCTACCCAGATGCTTTTGATCTGCGCGATTACGACAAGGAGTTGTTATTTTTGCAGCAAGTTAGAGCCAGCGGCGTCCCTTCTACTACTTTGCAGCGTGAAGTTGATAAACAGATAGCTGATTTAGTTTTAGATGACGAAAAATTAGCAGAAGCGCACAGAGAAATCGAAGCACAAACCCGAGTCACAGGACAATTCCCGATACAGGCTGAATAATGGCAGCCAATGATGACTACGCTGAGTTCCTAGAGAGGCTAACTGACGAACATCAGCGCCGTTTGGCTGGCGTATTGCAAACGCTCGAAAGTGATATTACCGCCTACGTTAGCAGCGCACCAGATAGAGCTGGGCAACTGTTTGATCTTGAATGGTCATTACAGGCTAGGCAGGAAGTCCGCAGGCTAATCGAAGTCGATTTCTTGCAAGAAGCGCAAAGCCTGATTGACGAATATATTGACGTTGCTAATAACCAGTTTGCAATGCTTTCTGAGTATGGCAAGTTTACACGGGTAGCGCCTGAGACTATTCAAGCCTTGCAGCAGCTTAGTTTTCAAGGCTTTCAAGCCATAGCCGACCAGCAGCTAGATACTCTTGCAACAGGCATTTACCAATCTACCCTGACAGGGCGAAGTAAAAACGACCTGATAAAAGAGCTACGCGGACAGATAAACGGCGTATATCAGCAAGCAGACGAAGAAGAAGCCCGTCAACTGGTAGAAATAGCGCAGACCGCAACAGGCAAAAGACAGCAGGATGCAATAGACAAGCTCCATAGTGTTTATGCGCGAGACAGGCTGGGAAATAACATGCGCCGCTATGCCACGCAAATGGCAAACGACAGCCTTGCACAATATAGCGCGTCAATTACTAAAGCCACGGCAAACGAGGCGGGTGTAACTAAATTCCAGTATTATGGCGATGTGATACGTGACAGCCGTGAATTTTGTCGTAATAATGTAGGCAAGACTTTTACTGAAGAAGAAATTAACAGCAAATGGCAAGGGTCATGGGCTGGCAAAGCACCAGGAGATCCGTTCATAGTCAGAGGTGGTTATAATTGCCGTCACCATTGGCTTCCAATAGTGGAGGATGAATGAGCAGAGAATTAGATAGAGCTAGGAATTTATGCGCTAGGAGGCCAATACCGCCTGCGATCAGGCAGTTAATCGAGCCGCTAGAAGCCAACGCGCCCGAGAGCGAGGCTCAAGACTTTGCAGAATTGCACGCAGTGATTGATGAATTGCTGCCAATCGAAAAACCCAAACCTAAAAGGAAAAAGAAAGATGCCGAACCATTACGGAAAAAAGAAGCCGAGCAAGAAGAAGAAAAAGCCGATGATGAAATAAACTAGCTAAACTTAGAATTTATGGGTTAAACTTCCCGCAATACTCATTAGAGGATAATCGTTACGTGAGCGAAGAAATCATGGAAAGTGTCGAAACTGAAACGACCGAAACTATTCAGGAACAAAAGACTTTTACGCAAGACGAGTTAGACCGCATAGTTGCTGATCGCATAGCGCGAGAACGCAAGAAAGCGGAGAAGAAACTCGAAGGGATAGACCTCGAAGAAGCACGTAAAATCATGCAAGAGCGTGAGCAAGCGGAGCTGGAACGCCAAAAGGAACGCGGCGAGTTCGAGAACATCCTGAAGCAGACCGTCGAAAAGAAAGATATGGAGATAAAAGCGTACAAACAAAAGCTGCAAGAGACCCTGGTCGATGGATCATTACTCAACGCAGCCAGCAAGCATGACGCAGTATCCCCAGATCAGGTATCGCAGTTGCTTAAAGGGCAAGTAAGACTCGCTGAAGATGGCGGGGTTGAAGTGCTAGATCCGCAAGGCACACCGCGATATAACGATAGCGGCAATATGCTTACAGTAGATGAGCTTGTTGCTGACTTTTTAACAGCTAATCCGCACTTTGTCCGCGCTTCAAGCGGTGGGACGGGGAGCAGAGGAAATGCTGGTGGCTTGACTCCGAAGCCTGTTTCGGTGGCTGATATGGTCGATAATTGGAACTCTGGCGGTAGGGAAGCCTACGCTGCCATGAAGAAAGCCAAATAGACCCAATTAACCTAAACAATTTGGAGAACTACCAATGGCTGCTACAACTAGTACAACTTTAGACGATTTATTCGTCAACATTATCGCTCAGGCACGATTTACTGCTGAAGAGCAATCCTTAATGATGGGCCTAGTAACCCGTTATGATATCGGCGCTGATGCTGGTAAAACCATTCAGGTTCCTAAGTATCCTGCGATTACGGCTGCTGATTTAACCGAAGGCACTGACATGTCATCAACGACTGTTAGCACCAGCGCGGTAACGATCAGTGTGCAGGAAGTAGGTGCTCAGGTTGTTTTGACCGACGTTGCTGCAATGGGTGCTGGTAATCCAGCAGAAGAATTAGGAACTGTCCTTGGTAACTCAATCGCTACCAAGATGGACAAAGACTTAATCGCTTTGTTCGATGGTTTTTCTAGCTCTCTGGGCGCTGCCGCACAAGAAATTACAGTTGCTGACCTATTTAAAGCTGCTGCTACTTTGCGTGCTAATAAGATCACTGGCCGTATGTCGGCTGTCGTGCATCCTTATCAGGCCTATCAGCTCAAAGCTAACCTGACAAATACCTTCGCCAATCCAAATGCTGGCGACGCGCAGAACACCGCTATGGTGAACGCGTATGTTGGTACGATTGCGGGTATAGACATCTACGAGTCTGCAAATATCACGATTGACGGTAATGGCGATGCGAAGGGCGCAGTTTTTGCACCTGAAGCACTTGCTATTGCTATGAAGCGTGACTTCCAGATCGAGCCACAGCGCGACGCATCTTTGCGAGCATTCGAGCTTAACGCTACTGCCGTATATGGCGTAGGCGAGCTTGATGACAGCTATGGCGTTGAGATGTTCTTCGACGCAGTACTTTAAACTGCACCTTGAAACAGCCCTGCTTATGCGGGGCTTGTTTCTTGCAGGAGATTCTATGGCGATCACCTATCGAGGCGAAAGTTTTGAGGGCTACAACAAGCCAAAACGCACCCCAAAACACCCTGACAAAAGCCACGCAGTATTGGCAAAGCAAGGCGATAAAGTTCGCCTAATACGTTTTGGTCAACAAGGCGCAGATAACAAGCCGCCGAGAAAAGGTGAAAGCGAAGCAGATAAAGCAAAGCGCAGGTCGTTTAAAGCTAGATTTGCAAAACAAATTGCCGCAGGGCGAAAAGATAAAACCGCATCAGCGGCTTATTGGGCCGACAAGGTGAAATGGTAATGGCATTTTCACAAGATTCAGATTTAGTTGCTTTGATACCTGATATTCTGACTTTTGGTATAACTTCGTTTTCTGACGAACACGCCAGAGCAGAAGCCGATTTAATCAGAACGATTCGGAATGAATGGTGGCACAAGAAAGGCATAAAAGGCGAAATGGTATCGTCTTATCTTACTGACTCACAGTGGACGCGTTGCAATGCGTACCTAGTGCTATGGAAGTATGCTTTGCCGCAGCTAACTAATTGGGTAGACGGTGACAGATTTAAAGAAATGCTGGACTTTTACAAGGTACGTTACGAAGAAGAAATCACCGACATATTTAAAGACGGAGTTGAATACGACGACGATAATAGCGGAACTATTGACGACGACGAAAAAGCAATAGTCTCTTTTGGTCGGTTGGTGCGATAGTGGCCGTTGCTGGTGTATTGGCTCGCGGCCTTGGTATTAGGCTGCTTACTAAGCCAAAAGACATTGAACAGGTTGCAAAGAAAGCACAAAAAGAAATCAAAAAAGATATACCTCGAGCGATTTTGCGAACTGGCTTGCTAGGGCAGCAGATAATAAAACAGCGCACAGCAAAAGGTGTCGGTTTTGGTGGCGGTTTTAAAGGCTATTCACCGCAGTATATGGCGGCACTCTCGAAGCAAGGCAAGCCAACATCGCCAGTGGATCTGTTTAACACAGGCCAAATGCTGAGATCGATGCAAGTAAGACGCAGAGACAACAGGACTGCCGAGCTATATTTTGACAACAAACAAGCCGCAGAAAAAGCAGCAATGAACAATAAAACTCGGCCTTTTTTTGGCTTTAATCGGAAAGAAGAATTAAGGCTAGGCGAATACTTTAGGAAGCAACTGTGAGCGTCAGAGAAGATATAGCATCGAACCTGGTCACCACGTTGCAAGCAGTGACCACGCCTGTAACGATTAAATATGTTACGCGAGAGCCTTTTGATTTCGATAAATTAAGCAACGCACAATTTCCTGCAATACTGGTTAGAACACAGAACGAAGACAGGCAAGATTCAAGTATAAAAGGCTCACTGACGCAAAGATTTGCGACGGTTGACTATCAGCTCGTTTGCTATGTAAAGGCATCGGCTATAGACACTGCCAGAAATAACATCATCGAGGCAATAGAGGAAAAGTTAGACATTGATAGAACGCGGGGTGGGTATGCGATAGACACCCAAATCGTTAGTATAGAAACAGATGACGGTTCTATTGATCCAGTCGGCGGTGTTATTATAACGGTACGAATCGAGTATCAATTTACCAGAGGCACAACTTAGAGGATTTTTAAATGGCTACGACAAAAGGTTCAACAGGCGTTATCAAGCTCGCTGTATCAGGCGGGACTGTTGCTGCTATGGGCGAGGTGCGATCCTACACCCTTACGCAGTCAGCGGATACAATCGAAGATACCACGATGGGCGATACTAATCGCACCTACGTTTCATCTCTTAAAACTGGCACTTTATCGGCTGAGGTTTACTGGGATGATGCCGATGCAGTTCAGTTAGTAATGGATGCGGCGGCTGATGTAATTTTCGAGGTTTACCCGACAGGAACAGGGGCTGGAGAAAAGTATTACTCTGGCGCAGGCATTGTGACGAGCAACGAAATCACGGCATCTTTTGATGGCATGGTAGAAGGTTCGTTTGAGGTGCAAATCTCAGGCGCGGTGACTGAAACATAAGGATAGGGGTAGCAAATGGGGTTAGCGAAGGAGTTACGCAACAGGCGCACAGTTACGCCACGGACAATAACCGTTGACCAATGGGCTGACGAAGATGGTCAGCCTTTTGTCATGTATTGTTTTCCGATTACTTGTTACGACATAAATGAGCTTCAGAAAAAACATCCTAAATTTCTGGAGAACACGACCATCGCAGCTATGGTTGATTTAATCATTATGAAAGCAGCAAGTGAGGATGGCGAAAAGCTGTTTAAAGCTGCCGAAGATCGAATTGATCTGATGGGAGAAGAAACAGCGGTCATTTCTGGCATTGCTGAGCAAATGTTTTCCGAAATACAATCTGCGGAGGATGCCGAAAAAAACTGATGTCCGATCCGCTAAGGATGAATTTAATCTCCTTGGCTGATCGGTTGCACATGACTATAGCAGACGCAGAGCAAATGTCGCTCACTGAAGTTAATGAGTGGATGGCATATTTTAAGATTCTGAAGGACAAAGATGGCTAACCAAGACGTAAGAATAAGCATAAAAGCGGTTGATAAGACCAAAGCAGGCTTTTCTGGCGTTACCAGTGGCCTGAAGAAGATTTCGGGCGCTGTTTTTAACATGAAGAATGCGCTGCTCGGCACAGTTGGTGCAGCGGGTTTTGGCGCTTTAATTAAATCCTCAATTAACGCAGGCGATGAGTTAGCAAAAACTGCTGACAAATTAGGCGTTACCACCACCGCGCTCGCGGGACTCAGACACGCAGCAGAACTAACAGGCGTATCCACGGGAACGATGGATATGGCTATGCAGAGGTTCACTCGTAGAGCCGCAGAAGCCGCTCAAGGCACTGGTGAAGCGAAAGGCGCTTTGCAAGAGCTAGGCATAAATGCTGAGGATTTAGTTAAGTTGCCGCTCGATCAGCAGATGAGCGTTGTTGCTGACTCGATGGCTGGAGTTGAAAAACAGTCTGATAAAGTTCGCTTGGCGATGAAGCTGTTCGATTCTGAAGGTGTCGCGCTTGTTAATACTCTGGCAGGCGGGTCTGAAGCCTTGGAGAAAATGACTTCAGAAGCTGAGCAATTAGGAATTACGCTTAGTCGCACAGATACAGCACAGATGGAAGCGGCGAATGATTCGCTTACTCGTCTCAAAGCAGTATTCACAGGCCTGACCAATCAATTAGGCATAGCTTTTGCACCAATTATTACATTTGTCGCTGATGGCTTTAGGCAAGCTGCGCTTGATTCTAGCGATTTCGGCAATATAGGCCAGAGAGTGGCCGCTGCTTTAGTTAAAGCGTTCGGCTTTGTTCGCAATATGGTGCATGGCCTGCAAATCATTTTTATGGGTGCGAAACTTGGCGTGCTCGTACTTGCAAACGCTATAGGCGACAATCTCATTCCAGTTATAGACGGTTTCATCAAATACTATAACAAGATAGCCGCAGTCGTTCCGATGATGACTAAAATAAGCACCACGGGCGCGGAGATAATGGGCAATCTTCCTGCTCAGATTGAAGAAACCAGAGCACAAATAGCAGAGATGCTAATGATGAATCCTGGTGATGCTTTAGTCGAACAAATGACGGAGTTTTTTGTTGCAAGCAGGAAGGCAGCAGAAACAGTCGCAGAGCTAAAAGACGGAATCGCAACTTTGCCAGCCGAGACAGTAACTGGGTTTCAAAAAATGGGCGGCGCACTTGAAGACTTCCTAAACAAGCTGCCAACTTTAAAAGATAACCTTGATACGCTAACGAAAAGCACGTTTAAAGGCATGTCTGAAGGCTTAATGAGTATCGTAAAGGGTACGGCATCAGTAGGTGACGCATTTAAGAAGATGGCAGCACAATTAATCATGCAAGCTATCCAGCTATTCGTGATTGATAAGATTACAGGTGGGTTTTTGTCGTTTGTTAAGGGTTTGACAGGTAAAGCTATCGGCGGCCCAGTACAAGCTGGACAGCCCTATATGGTTGGTGAGCGCGGACCAGAAATGTTCGTCCCTAATCAGTCGGGTTCGATTGTTCCTAGCAACAAAATGGGCGGCGGCGGCATTACCGTAGTCAATAACGTAGATGCCAGAGGTGCAGATGCAAGCGTAGACATTAAGATTCGCGCAGCTATGCAGCAAACTTCACAGCAAACTGTATCTACAATACAAGATTTGATGCGCCGTCGGAGATTCGTGTAATGACAACTTATACATTTCCAAGCATAACGCCATCGTCCAGCGCATTCGAACTGGTAACGAATACACGAACCTTTCAAAGCCCACTGACTAACGCAGTCCAAACAGTTGCTAGAAAAGGCTCGCTTTGGAAAGCATCTTTGCAGTTTAATAATTTAAGCGGCGACAACAGGGCAATAATGCAAGCGTTTTTGACCAAGTTAAACGGTCAAGAGCATAGGTTCTTCTTGCCTGATCATTCATATACCAAAAGAGGCGCAGCGGCGACAGTAACGGTCAACGCGGGTGCGTTTGTGAATGGTACGATTTACGTCATCACGGCAGTCGGAACAACTGATTTCACGGCTATCGGTGCGTCAGCGAACACTGTTGGGGTCGTGTTCACTGCAACGGGTGCGGGATCTGGTACGGGATCAGCGACTGCTAATAATTTATTTGTTGCGGGTGCTGGTCAGACGGGATCGACGTTAAACGTGGACAACGCTTCTTTGAATACGACTAATTATCTTCGTGCTGGTGATTACATCGCATTTAACAACGAGCTTCACATGGTCACAGATGACGTAGATTCAACGGGGACGGGTACGGTTGCGATACCGATAGCGCCACCGATCAGGAAGCCAACTGATAATAATGACTTGGTTGATTTCCTATATCCTGTTCTTGGCGTCTTTATGCTCGCAGGATCTACTGCTTGGGATAACCAACCAGGGATTGTTTCATCATTCACTATTGAGGCGGTCGAGGACGTTCTAGCATGAGCAGGGGTTTTCCGGCAAACGTAGCAACGGCATTGGCCCAGCAGCATGTTGCTATTGTTACGTTCGCAAAGCTAGAGTTTCCGTCTGGTACTTTATATGTTCACAACTCATTGGGAACGTATACTTGGGATAGCCAAGATTGGTTAGGTGTCGGTGATTTAGGGTCTATTTCACAAGTCGAAGAAGGCATCGACGTTAGCCCCTATGCGATAACCTTAACGCTTTCAGGTCTTGATGCCACAATATCAAGCGCAGCACTGACCGAAGATTACTTCATGCGCCCAGTCACAGTGTACATGGGTGTCTTGGATGCTGACGATGCTTTAATTGCTGACCCTACGCAGATTTGGGCTGGCTTCATGGATCAAATGAACGTCAGTTTAGGAGCCGATGGTGGCGATGCTATCCAGTTAATCGCGGAGTCTGAGCTTTCACGATTCGACGTATCACGGAACTTGATGTACACCAACGCGGCGCAGCAAGAAAGATACTCAGGCGATTTATTCTTTAGCCATATTCACAAGGTTGAAGGTGCTAAGTTCAACTGGGGAGCTAGGACTGCTGGTGGCAATTACCCTGAAGATGATGCTACACGTTTAACAACTCAAACTCTTAGATAATGCAGTTGCAAGTTCTGCAAGCGTTAAACAAATGGCAGCGTCGGGACTTTACCTACGGCGACGCTGATTGCTGCCAGTTTGCTGGATTTATAGTCAAAGAGCTGACAGGGAAGGATTACTTAGTTGATTTCCACTATAATTCAGAAGACGAAGCGTATCAGATAATTAGGTCTAACGGCGACCTAGAAGATACTGTTTCAACGGTCTTAGGCGAGTCTACAGGCGAGATTGATAGCCTACCCGATGGTAGCCCTGTGTTGATTACTTTGCCTGAGACACAGCTTCTAGGCGTTA